CATATTGTACTTGAATGAGAAGATTGTGTTAATTCCATTGTAGCATCTCCACTCACTCCTGTATTATCTTGAGTTGCACCTTTTGCTACATCAATTGCGAAAAATTCTCCGGAACTAGAATTATTGTTGTTATTGTTTATTTTCCAAGTTTGTACGTTTGTACTTGTTACTGTATGATTTCTAGTGTTTAATGTTAAATATTTTACTGTTCCCGATTTAGGCATAATAAATCCCCAATGATTTTGAGTTGAACCGTAATCATTTGA